GATCCATACAGCCCGCCAAAGGTCAAGGGTTTTGCATAAGCTGGATTTGCAAAATCAAACGCGGGCATGTTGGGCGCAGCGGCGGGGGTTTCTTTGAATCCTCCCAATGCTGCGGTTCCGACGAGTGCTGCTGCGGCCATAGGGCCGTAAGTGGAAAGTATCCCAGGCTCATATCGCTTAGCGACCTCTAAAACTGTCGGCCATAGTTTTTCTGGAATATCAGCATTAGCAGGAATTCCCATGACACTCTTAGCTTTACTAATAGCCTCGGTGAGTCCTGCTTCTGCCCGAGCAGCAGGAGAAAGGCTTTTATACATGCCTTCCAGGTCGAGGTTTTTTGCTGACTCAAAAAACCCAGGGGCGGGTTGTTGAGCCGCTCCTAGATTTAAGGTTTGATATTGAGAATAGGGGATTGGTTTTCCATCTAAAAGAACTTGGGGCTCAGGGACAATAGGCGCACCTTGATTGCCTATTGAAAGAGGTTCATAAGGAAGAGACATCCTTCCACCAGCGGGGGTAGCAGAAAGAGGAGTGTTAGTCAAAAGAGGTTCATAAGGACGGTTTAGGGCAGAAGCCTCCGTCCCTCCTGCGGGTGTAAATCCTTGGCCTGGAGTATAAGACCCTGCTCCAGTGTTCATTGGAGTAGTCACTAAGTCATTGGGACCAAGGCTTCCTACAACAGTATCTGCGGGTGACCCAACGACAGTATTAGCCGCAGGAGTTTGAGCAGCGGAATCAAGAGAAGGCAGCGCAGCAGAAGCCGTATCACCAGGGGAAACCAGGGTCTCTGCCCCCGCAGCGGAAATTGGCGCAGGGGCTTGAGTAGATGCAAAAGCATCTGCTCCACCCATAATACCGGCAGTTGCACCGGCGGTAACACCACCTATGGCTCCTGCTTTTATGGCCTCTCCGATGTTTTTACCCTGCAATATTGCAGTCCCTGCGCTTCCCACAAACCCACTAACCGCAGCAATTCCTGCGGTGGAGGTAACTCCCATATCCCCCGCCAAAGGAATCCCTGCAAAGAACCCAAGCGCAATTGGAAGAACAATCCTGCCTATACTACTTTGAGCAAACTTTTTAACCGCATTGCCGATAGATTTAAAAAGCTTGCCTAAGAAAAACTCAGGCAACCCCGTTACAGGATTGATCGTGCCGCTTCCTCCACGGGCCTTGAGCAGTGCGGCCTCCTCAGGGGTGATGTGTGCAAGCATCGTGTCGCCAAAACGACCATACTGCGCCAGATCTGCAATGCCGCCACCAGCCATGCCCATCGGAGCAGGTTGCTCAACGGTCAAATAATCAAGCGCCATGTTCAACGCGACAAAGAACATCGGATCAAACTGCGCAGGCAGGACATCCTCAGGGATACCCTGTTGCATGTACTGACGACGAATTCTTTGATAATCCTGAGGCGTGGACAGGATTTCATCAACCATCTTATTAAGCAGCATGAGCATGTCCATGGGGATGGACTGTGCCCGCAGCTCATCCACAAATTCCTTAACGGCTTGTGGATCGGCCTGCATCGCCCCACTGAGCAGCTCATCGCTAAATTGCTTAGGAGGAACTTGCTCACGAAGCTGTTCAAATAACGCCTCTTCCTGGGGGTTGGCCCGTGGTTGAGGTGCTGCGCCTCCCGTTTGAGGGAGCGACATAATGCCTTGCATTTCTTCCATGTTAGTACCTTTCCTGTTGAGCCATGGTCCTTGGACCGCGCGTCGGGAAAGGACGCGAAAGATGGCCTAAATTATGCTCGATCACCCTAGTTCCTGTCCATCTCTAGATAGGAGATGACAAAGTCCACTGTCGTAACGCTTGAAGTTACCTTTAGCACATCTGTTTCTTCCATGTTCAACGGCACGCCGCTGAATACGTCCATGGTTGCATTGGTGGGCAGCACATACGACTTAAGTAGCGAATACCCCGTAGCCCCACCTGCTGGATAGAGCTTCACATCCAGTGTGGCGCTGTTGGCATTGCGGTTTGTGATGCGTAAAGACGCTACCGTGGCCGCATTAGCAGCGGGAACGGTATAAATGGCTGATTCTGTGGAAGCAGCGGGCGTCAACACCTCCCGAAAATATTTATTGGCCATGTCAAAAGGATGAGACGAAGTTAATGGTCAAAATGACCGAAGGGATTGCAGGCCGCGTGGGCGACGTTCCCGCAGCATAATGCTCTAAATACACATCAAGGCTATCGGACCACCAAGCAATTTCAAGATAGTCATTTGCAGGATCGTCTACAGTGAAGATACCTGTAATAGCGGGGACAACGTGGCTCCAGACACCTGAGCTTTTGCGAACAGGCACATCAAAACGCGTATTGCTGAGCGGGTAGTTTGTGCCGGTGTCCTTGGCCCATACTTCAAACTCCGCTGCCGTGTTCCCTCGATTAGTGACCTGAAGCGTGAAGGTGACAAGGTACTCCCCGGCACACGGCACTTTAATACGACTGTTGCTCTCAACCGAAATACCATTGCTAAGTGCCACGGTCGTGTAGGTCAGAAGATTCTCGCCTGTAATGCTAGCATTCGTTTGGTCAGCGTCAGACAACAGCATCGCATGAGGTAATGCAATGCCATTACTGACCTGAAAGCCACGGATCCCGGCTGCAAAACCAGCTCCCCCTGCGCCTGATCCAAACCAGCGCGATGCACCTGCTTGGTTTTGGTCAAAGATGGAACTGTAGGTACTATTAAGTTGCAGGATGATTTGTTCGAGTGATCGAACAAGCTGGTTAAATTGTTCAGGGCTGTACTGCGCAGAAGCGTTAGGTAGCCTGACGTTGAAGATTTTGCTCACGGTAATCTATCTATAGCCATCAGGTTGCAGGTCCACACGCATCGTGCCATAACGCCAGTTGTCGTCTTCTTGATCGCTTTCAATCCGAAGACTAATCTGCCTGCCTCGCGCGCGCGTATCGACCTTGTTCGTATCAGGCGCAATGACGTAAGGATCCAAGGAGCTTGGGTTGGCAGTCTCTTGCGGGTAGTAACGCAAAAGCAGATGCACCGTTAAATTGCCTACTTGGTTCTTAAAATCAGGAATAAAGCGACGCATGTACATGACTTGGTCGCCATCGCCAATGTCAAAGTAGCCTGACTTGATATAGGACGTAATAGCCGTTTGACTGTCACCATCAACACCGTTAACCCCAACTTCTTGCAAGTACACCGCACCACGGCCAGCGGTTAAGCCATAGATCGTGCCGTCAACAGGTGTTTGGGTGCTACTAGGAAGGTATTCCGTGGCCACGGGATAGTTGTAAGTCCCAATGTCGTTCCAGGCTGTGCGTGGCATCGTACCCACATGCCACGTGTTCTCAAGGTAGTTATATGTAACAAAACGGTTGGGGAAGGTCGCCCCTTCTGAACAGTACCACCACGTAACTTCGTTGAATTGAGAGTTCACCCCTGCGTGGAACTTGTTTGCTTGGCGAAACTCAATATCCTTGAATACGTAATCCTGGACCGTGCAAGGAAGCTTTTTAACTGTTCCGTCAAAGGCATAAAAAGCGTTGATGCCCATCCAATAGGCAACGCCGTTCACGTCCACCGCCGCATGAGGGCCAGCGCAGCCACAATTTGCGCCCAGCTGTTGAAAACTAAATGTGTAGGGAGGCCCTACGTACTGCATGCCGTGTAATGCGCCGTTAGTGAAAATCAAAATCTGACCGCGCGAACGTATGCCAGTGATGATCGTTGTACCATCCGTGAGCCTCTGCCCACCCGCTGTATTTGTAATGCTCTCTGAAAAAGTGTTCAAATCCTCTTGGTTAGAGAACCGAACAAACATGGGATCCTGAGAGGATGGAGTACCAATCGTGGCTTCCGTGCCCAAGCAAACAAAATGCCTGTCAGGCGTGGAGATTAGAGAAAACGCGCTTTTTGTAGGTGCACCATTAATTAGAGTAGCTCTAGAAGTGGGGGTGGAGGCATCAAAAAGGTAAGCAGGACCTTGGATCAGTTGGCATACAACGTCTTCCCCAAAATTATCAAACTGCCACACCCTGGAAAGAAGCGTTAAGGCCGCTGAAGCAGGGCGTGGCGTGCCCCAAGTCGATAGGCTCCAGGTTCCTACGCCCCAACCAAGGTCTTGGTAAGAATCATCTTGGCCCACGTTGATTTGATAGGCTCCTACCGTCGATGCTCCCCCGTTCCCCACATCTGAAGCGTTGGCAGTAACGCCTACTGTAATGGTGTAATTATTAGCATCAACGATGGTTTGGATCTCAAACTGAGCGTTTAGATAGGTGGCTGTGACATTTCCGCCCAAGGACACCGCACCGCTGTATGTGACAAAATCTCCTTGGATAGCGCCGTGCGCTGTGTCAGTGACCGTAACAGAACTGCTGCCGCTTGTTGCAGCAAAGGTCACCGCCCCTGCGGTGGTTGTCTCACGCAGAGGGGTGATGTCCGTCCAAATGCCTCCATAAAACGCATAAAGTTTTCGATTGGTTCCCACAATAAGACGTGGAATACCTTCAAGGTCGTTCCACGTAAAGACATCACTAGGCATGCCAATGATGTACTGTGCTTGCTCATTGAACCAAGTCCAACCGCCTAGCTTCTCGGGTAGGCCATAACGAAAACGGATATAGTCGCCGTCAATCCAGCCACCTTCAGCACCATATTCCGTGTTTTGTTTGTCAATTCCTGGTTTCAGGAATAATCGCAGCAGTGGCATTCCTCACCTCATTAATGCAGCTTCTGCCGCCCTGCGGCTGGTAAGTCCGGGGAGAACTCTTCCGGCAGCTTTGACTTTCATAATAATCCTGATATAATTCAAGTTATGAAATCCAAAGAAATTGTACGTCAGTGTCTTCATTGTGGTAAAGACTTCAAAGCCAAAACGTCGCCAAGCCGATCTGGCCGGGGGATCTTTTGCAGTCGGGTTTGCTTAGGTAAAATAACGTCAACAAAACATGGGCATACAACAAAACATTCTGTTTCCCCAACATACAACTCTTGGGTAAATATGGTTTCACGATGCCACAAACCTTATTCTGCAAAATATCCAAACTATGGAGCAAAAGGTATTTTTGTGTGTGACGCTTGGAGAAATTCATTTGCAAATTTTTTAAAGGATATGGGCGAGCGACCACCGAATACGACGATTGATCGTATTGACGGAACAAAAGGCTATGACAAAGAAAACTGTAGATGGGCATCTATAAAAGACCAGCAAAGAAATACAAAAGCTAACCGTATTATTGAGTTTGAAGGACAATCAGGTTGCGTATCTTGGTGGGTTGAAAAACTATCTACAACGTATGGAAAATTAACGTATCGGATTAAAAAACACGGCGTTGAAAAAGCAATCATTTCATTAAGAGAGCTTCAGCCTCCCTCCTCCTCTTCAAACCAAGAAGGACTCGACCATTAGCCTTTGTCCATTTAAGGCACTCGTTTGCTGCGCCATCCCAATCCCCCGCATCAACACGACGTTTAAACGTCGATACCCTATAGTTCCCTAGCCCACAATTGTATGCCCAGCTAGTCACTGCGGCAATGCGCCGTGGAGAGGCATTCGGAAACGTTGGAGAAAGCTTGCAGATACCTGCAAAAAAGTAATCAATATGGTGATCTAAGGCATCCTCACACTGCTGCATGGTCCATACGGTACCGGGCTGAATATCAGGGCCGGTTGCTCCCCAGCCAATTGTCCAAGGATGCCCACGAGTTCCGGGGTCGGGATAAGAGGTTACGGTTCCATCAGGCAGACGTTTAGCTAGCCCTTCAAAGGGTTTAATAAGAACATTTTTAGCTAGCTTTTTAGCCTCATCGTTCATTTCTGATATTTTTCAATCGCAAGCTGCTTGCGTTTTTGCCACCAAATTTTAATGGACTCAGATTGTCTTTTCACTGACTCTTCAGATCGTTTTTTGCCAAGCCAGTAACGTGATGATCTGCCTTTTTTCGCCTTGTCTTGCATATTA